GCAACGTGCAAACCGCCCTGGATGGTGGAAGGTGTACGGGCTTGGTCAACTTGGCGAAGTAGACGGAAAGATTTACAAAGACTGGCAGATTATCGACGAGATACCTCATGAAGCACGATTAGAACGTCGCGGCTTAGACTTTGGGTATTCAAATGATCCTTCGAGCATTGTTGATATTTACAAATGGAACGGAGGCTTTATATTCGACGAGATTCTTTTCCAAAAAGGAATGAGCAACAGACAGATTGCGGATGTTCTCCTAGCTACGAATGCTCAAACACTCACCGTCGCAGATAGCGCAGAGCCGAAGAGCATTGATGAGCTGAAGATGTACGGATGCACCGTCATACCCGCCAGCAAGGGGCAAGGCTCAGTGTCGCAAGGCATCCAATTTGTTCAGGCGCAACGCATATGGATTACGCGCAGAAGTGCCAATATATTGCATGAATATAGAAACTATCTCTTCAAAACAGACAAAAATGGTAAAATACTTAACGAACCAGAACACCAATTTTCTCATAGCATGGATGCGATACGTTACGGACTGAATGATTATGTAGAAGTTGAGACTGTACCGAAGAGACAAAAAGAAAATAATAAACTTACCAAGTGGGGATAATATGTTGGATGCAAAGTTAGCAGATAAACTTTCCCGTGTAGCAAGTGAACAACTTGCAGAAGGATTGCGCGCAAAGAAGAAACGCATGGATATTCTCGTTGAGATTAATGATTTGTATAACAACAAAACAATTGAGCTGAACGATGCAATCACAAATATTCCATTCCCTATTCTTGCGGGGCAAGTTGATTTGCTTTACTCGAAGATTGACAATCCTCCTACACTCACGTTCAAAATCCCAAATAAAGCTACGCTTTCCGACAAGGTACAGGCGGCATGGGTGCAAGAGTCTTCATCTACTCGTGCAGGATGGCAACGCAAAGACCGTGCGCTCAAAAAGATGGCTATTCTCACAGGTCGTACAGTCGCAAAGGTATATGCGTCTTCAGTAAATAATCAGTACCAGAGCCATCTTGATGTTGTTGATATCTATTCGTTCGTATGTGATCCGACACGAGGGTTTCTTGAGGAGGGAAACTATCATGGAGAAACGGACATCTTCAAAACAAACGTATCACTTAAGTTAGGTGCAGAAGCTGGGGTATATTCCAAAGCACAGGTTGCGAAGTTGAACGCACCAAAGGAAACGATGAAAGACGGACAACAGCAGGTAGTACAGAATAAGTTTAACCGTCTCAAGGCACTTGGTATTGATGTTGAAACTACATCTTTTGCAGGACAGGAAGGCGTGAACCTCACCGAATGGATCATGCGCTATGAGGGTACGTGGTACTACCTTCTCTTTGAGCCAAATTCACAAATATGGGTTCGTGCAGAGTTGCTTTCTGATATTTTCAAGAACGGTAAAACTCCGTATGTTTCTTGGGCTACGCATTACGATGAGTACAATTACTGGTCTAAAGGTCCATGTGACGATGCGTACCCAATCGCTGAGGCTATTCGTCTTATCTTGAACAATGCTATCGAGAACGACAAGCGCCGTACACGTCCGATGCGTATCGTGGATGCCGGTGCTTTGATGGATGTAAACGAATTGCAGGACTATGTACCTGATAACGTAATTCTCCGTAATGCAGGAAAAGACCCGAACATTATCACCGTTGAAACTCCGGAGATTTCTGCATCCATCAACCTTGCTACATTCCTCGATACGATGATTCAGAACAAGAGCGGAGTCGCGGATCCGGGAGTTGATTCTACAGACCCTAAAGTTGGCGTGTACTACGGCAAATTACAGCAAGAGGCTGACCGTATCGGTACAATCAACAAAGAATACTCGGAGTGTTACGCCCACATGGGATACCGTTTCTTCTGGGGACTTAAACAGCACCTTACTGCTACAAAGCAGGTTGAAATGCTCGGAAAGACAGGCATCAAGCTACAGCAACTCTCAAAGGTTGATTTCAAAGACGTTGATGATGTTGATGATGTTCTCGTGTCTGGTGGCTCACAAGAGCAGGAAATGAGTGCAGTACAAGCGAAACAGAAGGCTGAGGCACTACAAGGGCTTGTGGCGGCGTTCCCTCAACAGCTCAATCCGAAATGGGTTATCCGTACCACTCTTAAGAATGCGGGCTTTGATGATGAAGATATGGCAGAAGCTATGGATGCTCAGGCATCACTTGACCGTGACCAGATTGAAGAGGCAGACCAGGCAATCCAGGATGTACTCCTGGGTAACATGCCACCACTCAATCAAGGCGCAGGCATGGCATTTGTGAACCGTATTATTGATTACGCCCGCACTGAGTTAAACTGGGTTCTTCTTGATAAGAACGGAAACGAAAGCGGAAAGATTGACGAGAAAATGAAAGAACACTTTGATAAGTTGCTCGCATACGTCAATGCTCACCAACGTATCGTCATGGACAACATGAACCGTGACCAACAGCGTATGCAAATGGCGAGTATGTTAGCTCCTCAAGGCAATCTCGCAGTACCAGGGGACGCAACACAACAAGAGCAAAACCAACAGTTAGCACAGCCTAACGAGCCAATGACGCCCGTCGCTGGTACACCATCCGGCACAGCAAGCGCATCACAGCAAGTTTCTAGCATGATGAGATAATATGATTGACTTTCAAGAGCTAGCACAAAAGCATCCTTCTCAAGAAGCGCGTATAAATCGCTTAGAAAAGCGGTATAAAGTCGCCGACATCACCCTTGAGTTAAGAAACAATCCTGTCGTATTTGATATAATACAAGAGTTGGAAATAAAGATTGATACAGTCAATTCAAAACTTCTTGATGACCCTTCCGTTACAGAACGTGAGCGTGACAAACTCTTTGCAGAGCGTGACGCTTGGGAATGGTTCTTGCGAAAGTTTACGATCGCAGAATACACAAAGAAGAACACGGAATATAAAGTAAATAAACTATGACGAAAGAAGAATTAAAAGAAGCTCTCGTAGCAAAGGGTGTAAAGGTACATCACCTTTGGAAAGAGGAGCGTTTACAGAAGGAATACGATGCAGTAATGAGTTCCGAAGCTGTAGATGCAAAAGTGACAGAACCTCAGTATTCAGAAGAAGATATCAAGAACATCAAAGAGAAGTTATCTGAAAAGAAAACCACTCTTGAGGAAGCACTTAATAAGGCAGGAGCAAGGCGTAATAATGATGGGCTTATGGCTACCCCATTTGGTATAATTATTCCGGATTCTGCACTCGTAGGAGTTAAAAGAGCGCACCATGAGCATTATGTGAGGGAGCTATCAGAAAGTGCGCTTGTTTATAAAGACGTGAACGGTGCATCCGAGCTAGTAAGAAGTTACGAGCTTTCTGTACATGGTGAAGGATATTTGACCCTCGCTCAACAGTTCTGCGAGAAGAAAAATAAAGAAATTAGTTACCTTTAGCTCATTTACAATCTAAACGACGAAAATTTTGGGGGTACAGCGCTGTCCCCTAAGTGTTTTACTTCGTCGTTTAGCATTTAGAGACAGCTCCGTACTCCCAAAAGTACGGAGTTTTTTTATGCGTGGACGCGCGATATAAACCTTTTTAGTTCTCGGGGCAGAACACAACAGCCGACCGACGCAGTCAAGCGTTTATAAAAATCTTATCTTATGTCGCAAGACGAAGAAGTTCTCGACCAGAACGAAAACGGTGAAATGAATGAGGAAGTAGAAGTACAGGCAGAGGTTACGCCAGAAGCGAAACCTGAAGAAAAACCAGTACCTCCACAAGAGAAGCGTCCTACGTGGACCATGCCGGTGCAGAAAGCACAGGAGGAAAAGCGTAAAGCCGCAGAAAAGGCTCGTGAAGAGGCTTTAGCGGAAAAGGATGCTGAAATTCAGCGCATGAAAGAAGAGTATGAAGCTAAATTGCGAAGCAATCAGCCAAACCCTCTTGATAGTGAGCTGGATGCGATTTCACAAAAGCACGGCATTGCGCCAGAGGTAACAAAAGACCTCCTCAATGTTTTTAAGAAGTCGATCCCTCAACAAGATTTATCAAAATACGATCAA